GAATATCCGAAGTGGTAGCCAACATGTTCAACAAATTAGTACCAGTGTAAGTGGTTGACAAACGACCAGCAGTACCAACACCAGTGCTAGAAGAAATCACAGCAGTAGCGTAAGTAGGAGTGCCACCAGCTGCAGTGTAGTTGTTAGAGACAAACACAGAAGTGTTGCTCAAAGTTGCACTACCTTCACCAGTAATAGCCAAGGGGTAATCAACAATAATGTCCAAGATCTGGCTGTTGATTGGCAAATACATCACAGCGCCGCGATAGACTTGAGTCGATGCGTCTGCAGGGATAGTCTGCACAGTAGGACCAGTGGTGGTATATGTGCTGGAAGGAGTGTAAACAACACCAGTCAAGTTAGGGATGTTATTACCCCACACAAATTGACCAGAACCGCCAGAGTAGCCAGAAGTTCCAACAGTAGTGTTGGACAAATCAATGTAGCAGTCTTGTTCCAAGACGGTGTAACCAACGTCACGCAAGGGACCAAAACGGTTATCGCCAGAAAGAACTGGGCCTTCAAATGTACTACGTGCCATGACAAAAGTCCTTATGCAAAAGTTACCTTGTTAATCGTTGCATCGTCTGCTGGGCCAGTGGCAACAAGGTTAAATTCCCAGATACGTCAATATACAGCAAAAGAAAAGGGGGCGCAAGGCCCCCTCGTTCAAATAATCTAAAAAGATTAGTAAGAACCGTACACGCCCAATGGGTCAGAAACACCAAAGGAATAACGCTCACGAGACTTGTAACGCACGTTACCAGTATCAAAGTCGCCGTCCATGCTGTTTTGCAAAGGAGTACGCACAAACATCTTCAAACCGTTAGGCACGTCAGTGGTCAAGAACCATGCGTTGGTGGCGGTCAAGAAGTGGTTGATGGTATAGCCTTCAGGGATCGAGCCATTGTTTTCAATAGCGTTCACATCGTTGTTATTGGTACCAACACGGAGTTTGGTTTCCAACAAACGAGTAGCAACGAATTGCAAAGCAGGAGGAACGATCAGTTTCTTGGGCTTGGCAGCGATCAACAGGCTACGCTCATCAGTCCATGCAGCGATTTGAATCACAGCGTTTTCCAACGATGTTTCATTCAAGTCAGCAGGAGTAGAAGGAGTGTTAGCGTTAGTACCGCCAGAGATCAAGGGATGAGCAGTCGAGAACAAAGGCTGGCCGTCACCATAGGTGAAGGAGCTATTGAAACCGTTGTTCAACACAGCTGCAGCTTTAACCTGTTTGGTGTAAGCCATAGCACGGGCCAAGGCTTTGGTGTAACGACCAGACAACGAGTCATACAAGTTATCTTCAATCGCTTCTTCAGTCAGGCTGAAGCCCAAAGCAATGGTTTCGTGGTTGTAACGAGCAGTCCATGCTTCTTGGCCGTTGTCATAAGCGATGGCTTGACCTTCGTTCTTGACAGGGGCGGCAGAGAAGCCGGACAGTTTGGTTTCTTCTTCAAACGAACGCTCAGAGGTTTCAATTTCATAAATTTCTTTATGTTCTTCACCGTAACGGGCGTACTCCAAACCGAACAAAGCGTTCAGGCCGGGAAGCAACTCTTTAAGTAGCTGTGCACGTGAAATAGCCATGATTTATTCTCCTTTATTAGACGCCTGTAGCGTTGTTATAGCCGTGCCAGCCAGCGTTCCAAGTAACCAATGCTTCTGGATAACCAGTAAACGAGAAGCCAACTGCAGTCGATTGTGCAGTAGTAACTGCCGTGTTAATCGTCACAGTGGTACCGTTAACGGTAGTCACATAGGTGTTGGAGCCGGGGTTGATGCCGGGGCCAGAAACTGCCATGCCGGGAAGGATGGCGCTGTTAGAAGACGACAAAGTAAGAGTCGTGCTGCTAGAGGTAGCGTTCTGGGTCACAGTAACGGCTGATTGAGGCACCACGCCGACAATGCGGAAAGGAGCTGCACCAGTGTTAGGAGTGATGGTAGAAGTGCTAGTAGCCGAGGTGGAGATAGCCACGCCAGCCAAAGAGTCACCAGTGGTCGTAGAACCAGTGTTACCAGCTGCTGCACCAATGTACCAAACATTAGAACCAATATAGGCTTGGTTAATGTATTGGAGAGTGGTAGAGCCACCAGTACCAGCGGGGCTGTTTAGCACCACAGTTTGGAACACAGCTTGTGGATCATCAACGACATAACCAATCGCATCAGGGGCGCTTGTGGAAGCGTTCCAGAATTGATAACGGTTTTTACCGTAAATGGGACCGCCAGTTGTGGAGTACTCGCAACCAACGAAAACACCAATCGTACCGGCCACGGCGCTAGAAGCGTTGTAGGTCAGTGTAGATTGGATCAAACTACCGATGTTAGCACCAGTACCGATTTGAACAACGTCACCGTTGAACATGCTTGTGCTGTAACCGTTGACAATCGGGAACATGCGGGTAGAACCAGCAAATACACGACCACCAATCAAGTTAACAGGCTTTAGTCCGTAAGGACCTGCTACTGTAGGATAAGCCATAGAAATCTCCTAAATGTTAAGAACCTCTACCAAATGAAACCGTAGACTTCTTCTCTTGGAAAAGAGGCATACGAGAATCGCTCTGGCGCAAATAACTATTGTCCACTGCTTGTGCATTTTGCTCAGTCAGGTTTGCCTCATAATCAAACCGGGCTTGCACAAATTCTTTAGGAATCTTGCACAGCAATAAACCATCAACTTCAATGTTGTCTTTGAACCGACTATTCGGATCAACCAACATTTTGAATTTCGGCTGCTCTTCAATTTTGACTGGTTCCCAACCTTCACGCAGTTTGGCAGAAAGGTTTCTGGGGTCAGGATTGTTTAACATCGAAACTCGAACCCAACGATATCCATAATCTGGATTCTTATCAGGCTCAGGTAACAACTCAGGTAACGACCATTTTTTAGGGCGCAGATCTTGTTGTCGAGTTTCAATCTCACGTGGGTTACGATTACTTTCAGCCATTTTGGGACTCCGTTTTAACTAGTTCGTTGTAATACTGCTCTGGCGTAAGTTTGAATTTCTTAGCCAGTTCCAGCTGCCGTGTATTAAGGGTGATCTTTTTTGAAGACGTAGAACGGGTAGCTGGTGCAACCACCGTGGTCTTGCGAGTTGTAGCAGAAGGTTTGGCTTCTGTATCCCCAAATTTATCAGGGAATCGTTTCCGTACTTCAGTATCAATACTGTTCCAGTAATGGTCAGAGCCAACAGGGACTCCTTCCTTTTCCAGACGCTTATGGATACCCATAGCAAGGAAACTCATGTCTTCGTCTGTCCCGTACCACTTGTTTTTGTCAAGCCACGCTTGGGTTTTTGCGTCCAATCGTGCGGGTTGATTTGCGACTTGTTGCGTTTGTACCTGATTTGATTGCGCTTGTAAAGCATTTTCATCAAACTGGGGTGTATATTTTTCCCAATCTCGTGATGCAAATTGAATCTTGGTCAGGTTTTCTTGTGCTTCTACTAACCGATCAGCATCGCCAGAGTCATAAGCCTCCTTATATTCTCGACGTGCTTTCTCTAAATCAGAAGCTAGTTTCTCTTTAGCCGTTGATACAAATACCTTCTCGCCTTCTGATAGACGGCCTTTGAGGTTTTTGTTTTCATTGATGATGGCATTGGCTACACGAATAGCTTCTTCGTTCTCACGAATGGCTGCTTCCTTGGCCCTGCGCTCATCATGAATCAACTTCTTCATTTGCAGCAAACGCTGCTTGGCTTCTTTAGAGTAAGACTCTAAGTCATCGTTATCAATATCATCAACGATCTCTTTAGGCAAAGGCGTTGCATTACGCCGATCTTCCTCTGGAGTATCGTCAACAATCTCAATCTCTACTTCGTCTTCATCGACCCCTTTATCAAGGAATCCAAAGTCTGGTTTGTCAAAATCTCCGGACATGATGTTCTCCTTATGCTCGTGTAATACCACGAGGATCTTCAACAACCGCCTCTACCGAGTCGTCATTGATAATCCGGAACTCACGGCCATGAATCTTCAGTCGTGTACCCGTGTTTGGACGGGCCAAAATAAAGTCGCCCTCTTTGCACCAAGGGCCAGTTGGGAAACGCTTTTCGTCTTTGTAGCAGTCCGGTCCCATCTTGATAACAAAAAACACAGTAGAGAGAATCTCTTCCATGTTCAATGATGAGGCTGCTTTGAGAATACCGCTTTCTCCGTACTCTTTCTCGGCATCAGGGATGCCTACTAACATGTGATATCCGCTAGGAACTGGCAACTGTTTTGCTTTTTCCTCTGCTGTTTGAGGCAGGGTAGTTACGTTGTTTACATCATCGGGGTTTGAGCCGATTAAAAGTTCACTCATCAAAATGCTCCAATCTAGAACGCAGGTCACTTATTTCTAAACGTAAGGTGAGCAGACCCTTAATCTCACCACACATCCTTTGGTAGTCGGCGTAGTCTTTGGCTTCGCCTATCCCCAGAGCCTCTTCAAGAATCTTCACTTTGTCATCCATCTTTTTGAGTAGATGATCTAAGATCTTTTCTTTCATTTAGTTTCCTTCTTTTCAGGTTTGTTTTGAGCCTGCTTCATTTGCTGCTGTTGTTTGTACAGATCAGCCGTTACACGTAACTTATCAGACTGGCGCTGTTGGTTTTGCATAGCCTTGGCTTGGCCGATTTGGTGGCCCATACGCAAACCTTCTAGCTGTTGTTTGGCAAGCAAAGTTTCTTTGTCGGTCTTGACCTTTGCCCCAATTTGCATACCTGCAATCTCTTTTTGAGACGCAATACGCAACTTTTCGACCTCGATCTGGTCTGCTTTTGCAGTCGCTTCGATCTGCATCATCTTTTGTTTGATATCGATCTCTTGCGCTTTGAGCTGCAATTCTTTCATCTGCATCTGGACAATTGGGTCCTGAGCCGCTTGTTGCGCTTGTTGTGCAGCCACTGCCGTGCGGTTTTGCTGTAATAGGTTCTGTGCTGCTGGTACAGCCATACGTGCAATGTACATTTCCTGTTCTGGCTTGAGATCCACTGTTTCGTCTGGATCGTCCGAGTAAGGAATTTGTATGCCCATCTGTTCTTGCATTTGGCGCATGTATTCCATGCCAACGTGTTCAACAATGTGGGCCTGCAACGCCTGCATAATTTGCGGGGCTTGTGGGTTTTGACCAATAATCTGTTTGATCTTTGGATCTTGCAGCGCCGCCGTATGAATTTGAATGTGCGCTTGGTGGTCCTGATACATAAACGCCTTTAGCGGCGTGTTCTTCAACACATTCATGTTCTCTGTCACCGGGTCCGTAGGCTTCATATCATCAGGAAGCGGAACCAGCTTCTCTGCGTTCTTGATCCCGATCACTTCCAGCATCTGGCGGTGCAGGTAAGGCAGGTTATACAGCTGCGGGGCCGTCTGTGATAACTGCAATACCGCCTGATACTGCACCACTTTTTGAGACATAGTGGCCGCATTAGGATCGCTCACTGGGATGATATTCACCATCTCATAGTCAGACTTACGTGCCTTGCGGTTTCCTACCACCGGCTCATAAGAATAATTTTCCGGCGCATAGTCAGCAATGATCTTCTTCAAAATCCGGAACTCTTGCTTCATCGAATTGTGAATACGTGCCTGAATAGCACTCATCACCTTCAATGTGCGCTCTAAAATAGCCAGCGTAGTCCCCACAGGAGACTGGCTCGACATGTCAGATGCCTTCAAATCCCCACTAGAGGCAAAGCGGCGACCCTCATCCACAATCTGATTCAACAAAGCCATCAGCGTTTGGCTCGGTTCTTTGTAAGGCAACGGCATGATGTTGTCTTTCATCGAGCCGCTCGGCACATCCACATCCCTGAACTCGCCCGGAGCAATAGGCGTATCGTCACCCTTCACCCGCAAACCACGGGTCTTAAACCCACCGGGCAAGTTAGCCAGCGAACCAGCATCCACCAGCTGTCTCAAAATAGATGTGCCCGACTTAGCAAACGCCCCAATCAAGTGAATCAAACCAAAATGGTAAAAGCCAAAACCTGGGATGTAGCCATAGTGCACAAAGTGCTGGCGTTTTTGGTGCGTTTTATCATCCGGTTCCCAGTTACGTCGAATAGCCAACACCGCACCATTAGATTTCTCAATCGTCACCACATACGGCAACATGATTCCCGTTGGATCACCATTCTCATCCGTATGCTCAAAGCCGGGTAGATCCAAATGAACGTGCATCTCCAAGACTTTGAACCGATCATCCGTAGTCGCCCTAAACCCCAGCTTCTCGGCAATCCGTTTTTCAATCTCATCTAATGTGTTATCAGGTGTACCCAGATCTACATCACGGTAAAACCCCGCATACTGCAGCCGCTTCAGCTCATTCTCAGTCTTACGCATCACATGAGTAATACGCTCTGCCTGTTCTAATGACGATGATCCGTAAGGAACAACCAAGTCTTCCGCAGGAATGTACATTGACACCTGACGGTCTAATGCCGCATCTACATAGATCTTTTTAAACCCATTACCCGATAAACCCACACCCCACAACATGCGCTCATGCTCTGGGCGGTACTCCTGCATCACATCCACGATCTCATGGTTCATGTCGTCAACAACACGCTCCATCGCATCTTTCTTCTCTGGCGTCTCTTTACCAACAATCTCGCCCTTCACAGGACCAGAAGCCGGAAAAGTTTCCATGATCGTCTCAGA